AGTCTGTGATATCTCCCCAGTTTTTTATTACTGCCACAACTGCTGCAACCACTGCAATAATTCCGGCAATAATTCCGGCTACTGGTAATAGCACTCCTGTCAAAAATGCCATTGCACCTCCAGCCGCTGCTATTCCACCAGCTACAACCGCAAGAATCGGTAGTAAAGCCGAAATCACCATTGCAATCCCACCGATTACGACTATAATAGTCTTGCTTGTTCCAGAAAGACTGCTAAACCACTTTGCAACTTTCTGAATGATAGGAACAAGTGCTTCCAGAATTGGGGCTACTGCTTCTGAAATGGCACTCCCAAACTCAGCCATAGCCAACTTTACGTTATTTAGCGCAACCGTTTCTTCGTCAATCGGGTCTAAAGTATTGCTGAAAGTCGTTTCCACAGTCCCCTGACTGTCTGAGGCAGCGCCTCCTAGGTCGTTCAGGTTTAGAACCCCTCTTTGGATGGCATCTACCATCCTCACAGCACCTTTTGTTCCGAATACCTCGGCGGCGGCGTTTAATGCTTCCGTCTGATCAGTCGCATTCAAAATTTTATCCTGCGTTTCTGCCAAACCGTCAGTGAGTGATTTCCCGTCTTTTGCATAATTTACCGCTGCCTTTGATAAGCTGCTTAATGCGGCAGACCCGTCTACTCCTGCCTGCTCAAATGCCCCCAACAGCTTTACTGAGTCCGAGAAACTCAATCCCAATTCTTGTAGCTGTGGTGCTCCTTCAATCGCTTTCTGAAATAGATCGTCTACAGATACGCCCGTGTCTTGCGCTGTTTTTGCAACATCATCAAGTACGCTGTCTAGATCATCACTCGACATGTGGAATACGCTAATCGCCTGTTTTGCATTTTGCGTTGATGCTACCACATCGGATCCAGTAATTTCCGAAAACTTCAACATTTTTTCAGATGCATGTTGTAATTTTTCATCGGTGAACCCGAACTGCGTATTCATCTCCCCAATTACTTTTCCGATGTTTTCAAGGTTGTCTATCGGAAGGCTGGACGCAATGCTTTTATAGACATTATCCATTCCTTCAGCAAGCTTCCCTGTAGCACCTGTCGCTGTTATGATTGCATCAGATCCGGCATCTACCTCATTAAATGCTTCTTTTGCGTTGTCACTAAACTCTTTTATCTTCTGCCCTGCATCTGCTATGATTTCAGCGGCTTGCATCATGTTTCCTGCAACAATTCCTTTTCCGATACCGTCCAGTGCTTCTCCTGCCTCACCTGAATTCTTCTTCATCTCGTTCAGGTCGTTGTTCACTTCATCAATACTCGCCCCGTCATCTACCTTGTTCAATGTAGCTTTCATCTTTGACAGGTCAGTTTCTGCCCCAAACGCTTCTTTTCCTATCTTGTTAAGCGCTACTGTCAGATCGTCACTGTTCGCCGTTCCATTTTTTATGGCATTCGTCAGCCTCGTTCCGAGGATGTCCTGAAAATCATCTAGGGACTTTCCGGTTGCTTCAAACAGCGTCTGCAACTGCTTCGTGCTTTCTTTTAGGGATTTCTGCTCAGTCTCCATTCGACTAATCTGCGTGGTGTAAGATTTTAAATCCTGTTCCGTCTTCGCAATTTCCCTCTGAAATTCTCGGTATTCTTCCGCTCCGATGTCACCAGATTTGAACTTCTTTTCTACTTCTCCCTGTGCCTGCTTTAAGGCTTCCAGCTTTTCCTTGGTATTTTCGACCTGTTTACTTAATAACTCCTGTTTCTGTGCAAGCAACTGCGTATTCTTCGGGTCAAATTTTAATAATTTATTTACAGAGCTTAATTCGCTACCAAGACTTTTTGATGTATCTTCCGCGGATTTTAAAGCTTTGCTGAGCGCCATTGTATCCGCACCGAATTTTATTGTGATTCCTTTTATTTTCTTATTCGCCACTTTCTCACTCCTTTAAAAATTATCAAAATCTTTCTGAGTTGCTTTTCTAGCAGTCGTCTTTTCATCTTTTTTCTGGTTGTCGATATACTCTTGTACATAGTCCAGACAGTCACCGATCGTCATTTCTTCCATATCTTCGCTGGTTAATCCAACCTGTCGACAAACATAAAAAAAAGACTCATTTGTGAACGGTTCGCCACTCGATGAATCTTTATCACTTATTTTTTTTTACTTGTTGGCATAGTGTCTGTAAGCAAATCTTTTACTTCTCCCATGATTTCATTGAGCGGGAATACTTCGAATCCATCCAACCACTCCAATGGATCAGGAATCGTCCTGTCTGCCGTTTTTGCCATTGTCCAGATAATGTCGTAAAACACCTCCATGTCCATGTGATCCAGCGATGCAAAAGAGATATCCTGTATTCCAAGATTCCTTTTCGTTCCTTTTCCAAACACTTTCGCTACTTTCATCAGGTCTGCAAAATAATCTCTTCCAAACTGCGCCTTATATCTCTTTGGCAGTGCTGCTGTTGATTTCAATTTCACTTGTTTTTCGTCAATGTAAATTGTTTTTTCCATAACATCCTCCGCTTTTCTATTGGGGCAGATCGCTCCACCCCTTTATTTCGCTTTACCTACTTTTGCCTTTCCAATCTTCCCCCTGCCTACCAAGGCGAGGTCTCCAGGGGGTGCTATTCCCCCGATTTTTCATATACTGTTGTATACCAAGAGTTATATGTTGCTTCGTCAACTCCTGCTGCTGTGGATGCTTTAACTAAGTTGTCTGTCGGTCTCGGACTTGCCACAAGCGAAAGTTCTGTTGTGTTCGGTTCTCCGCTATCTTTTGTTGTACTTCCAACAGATGGTCTGTTTACAGAGCAGTAATAAAAGAGGTGTCTTGTCGCCTTGACATCTCCCTGAAATTCGAACATCAGTGCGATATTTGCCACCTGTGCGTCAGAGTTTTCGAGAATCACACCTTTTTCTGTTTTCTCCTCTTTTAACACTTCTGTGCGGAAATCTTCTGGAACTCTCGCAAGTGTCAGAGTACCTTCATATCCCTGATTGTTTGCGTTTGTGTAATAATCAATGTCATCAGCTTTAAATCGGATCAGATCACCACTCTTGTCGAATGTGATGCTTACCGCACCCGGCAATTTCTTCGGTGCACCGTACGTGATTTTTCCACTCTCATTCACTGTAACAACAGCGTAATAACAGTTTCTTAACCCGAATTCTACTTTGTTTTCTTTTCCTGCCATGTTCTTTACCTCCTATATTTCAATTTCATATGCTTTCAAATACATATTTTCAGAATCTAAAAAACTCTCGTACGATTCATACGTGAGTTCATTACTGTTTAATAGTTCCTTTACTTTTTCTTCCAACTGCAAGTCTTTCTGATCTGTGTATACCTCGATCGTGACGGCGTATCCCTCGTAATACACGGTGTCATCCGCATAAAATCCGATATCCTCGTCAACATAGTATACGATGTACGGTAATTCTGGTACTTGACCGACTGCAAAACAACGATACGCAATCGGAAGATTTAGCGTTTTTAACTTGTCTTTTAATTCTGGCAATGTCATTTCACAGTCTCCTTTCCAATTCTTCTACATATTCTTTTATGCATTCCTGTTCCACTTCTTCGATATGCGGATATGCTCGTACTTCACCGATTTTTCTTCCACCACGTTTCAACTGGTGTCCTTTTTCCAGTAAATGTGCTATGCGGTATGTTGGAGATTTATTGTACACCGTTATTCCATATTTATCGGTCGTTCTCGTCCAGTTCTTTGCATAAGTACCGCCATTCTTGCTCTTTGGACTATTTTCTCTTAGTTTTTTCGCAGCTTTTCCGGACACTTCCATTGCGACTTTCTGTGTGGTTTCTTTTACTTCTTCCGTGTATTCTTCAATCTGCCGCATAATTTCTCTTGCGAGTTTGTCAGCACTTATGCTTTCGCTCATTTTTCAATCCTTTCCGTACAGGTCAGTTCCAACTCTTCCATGCTGATCTGATACGTTTTCACCACTTTCAGTTTCTTTCCGTGGAATCGGATATACCTCTGTCCTCCATATTCATAAGGATGCACGATCAAAATCTCTGAAATTTCCATGTTGTTCTGTCCAGCAAGGTAGAACTCATTTCTGGACACTTGCTCTTTACAGCACCAGATCTCCTGTTCCGTTTCAATCGGTACTTGCTGACCGAGTTCGTCCTCTTCATACCCGTTGGAAGATATCAATACTACTTTTTCATCCCATGTTCGATTCATTCTGCACCGCCTTAATCATCAGATTGTTCAACCGAAACCGTATACTTCTTGGAATCACACCGTCTTCTGGATGATTGTACTTCCACGTAGCCCAATCCAGCACAAACAGGATGTGGTCATATCTCTCTTCCGTGATGCGAACGCCGTGTACATTTTTGCATTCGTCAAGAATACCATCTATGATCGCATAAAGGACGGAATCCCTACTATCTGTAGAGATTCCAAGTCTGCCTTTTAATAGTTGCAATACAATCACTCTCATAAGCATACTCCTTATGAATTCGCCATGATCCCCTGTTTTTCCATCTCCGCAAGAATCTCATTGATTTTATTTTTCAGGTCAGTTGTTGTTTCTGTGGACAAATCTGCAATCAAAGCCATCTGTTTCACACCGCCCAGCGTTGTTTTGTTCGCCGCTGGAAGAATGTAACTTGGTCCTGCTGGTCCCTGTGCGCCCGGTTCTCCCTTGTCTCCTTTCGGTCCTGCTACTCCTTGATCGCCTTTTTTGCCTACTGGTCCTGCTGGTCCTGCTGGTCCTGCTGGTCCTGCTGGTCCAACCTGCTCATTCTTCACGCCCTGCTCTAACTTATTCAGTTTCTCTGCTGTAATAACGTCATCATTATTCCATGTAGTTGGTTCGTATGCCATTTTGAATACCTCCATTATACTATTTTGCTTTACCTGCTTTTGCCTTGCCTACTTTCCCTCTGCCAACTAAGGCTACATCGTCAGAGGGAACTATTCCCCCTGTGTGTATGTAATGTAGAATCCGGCGTCTGTATCCGTTTTCTTCACATCGTATCTTACAACTCCGGCAAGCAGTTTGCCGTAAATCTGGTTATCTACCCATTCAACGCTTGTCCGTTTGCGGTCGAAGAATGTGCAGAATGATTTCGGATCACCGACAAAACCTTTTAATTCGCCAGCTCCTGCGATCATTTCGTCATCCAAAACGATTACCTCTTTGCCAGACAGCACCTTTCCGCTTGAGGAAGTGATAGAATCCTGCAACAGATATCTTCCATTTTTATCTTTCAGCTTGTCCAGTTCTGCGTAAAGAGACGCTGAAATGATAAGCTTCACTGGATAGACTTTCTTAATATCCTTGTTAATTAAATCTTTCAATCCATCCAGCCCGTTCACAGTCTTAGGTGTTGCACTTTTTAATACAGTCGCAACGTCTGTGTTGATTGTGTTTCCGGACTGGTCATTGATTTCATCTCGGATCAGACCTGTTACATCATAGTCAGCGTCATCGATCGCCTCCTGTGAAATCGGGATATATCCTCTTCTTGTTTCGATGTTGTAGCTAATTTCAGTAATTTTTGGTTTGGAAAGTTCTGGGTTCTGCGCAAGTTCTTCTACAGTGTTCATTTTGCTTCCAGATTTCGCAATTACTGGATATTTTCCAGATGCACTGTTTACGCCTACTACTTTTACATAGTTTCTCAAATCAACGATGTCCTCTGGTTTCTCCTGTGGTGCAAGGAGTTCCTGTGGGATCAGAGCACCTGCATCTGCTTCTTTAAATCCTTCTGCTCTCACCTGTCCTTTGGACTTTACAAATGCGTTAATCGCACTTCTCATTTCTTCAATTTCTTCTTCATTTCTTCTACCCATGTCTTTTTTCTTCTCCCTTCTTTCCGGTGTTTTTTCATACTCCTTCATCTGCTCACGGAGTTCTGATAATTCGGTTTCCAATTTGCTTTTTCTCTCATTATGAGCATCATTCTCCTCAGTAAACTTTGTGATAGCATCGTCTACCAAAGAGCGATCTTCTTCGGTATTTGCTTCATTGATTGATTCTTCCAGTTCCTTTTCTCTTGTCTCAAAATCTGCGTCTTTTCCACGCATTTCTTCCAGTTCCTTTTCTTTGTCTGCGATCTGTTTCGCAAGCATTAACTGTCTTAAAGCCATTATTTTTCTCCTTTCAATCTCCTCGTGGCATTACTTCGCCACTGCACCAACTGTTTCTCCCGATACTGTTCCACCTGTGCATGTCTCGCCTGTACGCCCGTATCTTCATAAGCCGGGAATGTGCATACAGACACTTCGTGCAGATCAACTTCTCGTATTGTCCATTTCACAGTGCCGTCATCTCTCCAATCGGTTTCTTCCCGAACTATATTGAATCCAAACGAGCACTGATCCACATCTCCACGTTTTACCCTCTCATACAGGTTCATTGCGTCTGAATCATTTTCGTTGATATCAATTTCGCCCCATAGACCTCTTGTATCGGTTCTCAGGCGTAAAGTTCCAACTTTTGTCCGTCCAAGTACAAGTGTGTCATCATGGTTTGTCAGAGCGCGGATGTCGTTGCTCATGGTATTTGCAAACGCTTCTGGTGCGATTTCTTCGTAAGCTCCCGGCCACAACTCTGTTTCGGAATTAAAAACAGCGAAGTATCCGGAAATTGTTTTCTTTCCGTCCTCCGCTTCTCGTGTTTCAAACTCCGCTTTCCACGATCTGGTTAGGTTTTCTTTCTTTCGTTCCACTATTCATCACCTCCCGTCCTCAATTTCTTCTGTTCTCCAATCATCCCCTGTGGAATAAAGTTTTCAAGGATGATCAGATCGTTTAATCCATCTTTCGGAGAGTCACCAATCAAGTTCAATACATCATTTCCTGTATAAATTCCTCGGATATATAGGTTCATTCCAATTTCCGCAAGCTCCTTGGTGTCGTAAGCCATCAAGCTTTTTGAGTTACATTTAAAGTACCAATGCGGGCTCTGAATTAAACCTTTTGTAAGTGTCTGTTGGAATACATCCGCAATGGATTTCACTCTTGTTCGGACAAAGTTGTTATATTCGTCCTTGTTAAAACTTCCAACTCCCAAGAAAAAAGGCGGTACATCCAATAAGGATGCAACCGTCCTCTTATCAATCTCCACCGATTCATTGATTGCAATATCTTTTAGGGATAACGGCTTTACCTCGGATACTTCCAAAAATTCCGCTGGTATGATCCAAGGTTCTCCGGGTTTTGATTCTTTCAGATACTTTTCTTTGATCTGTTTTCTTCCAGCTTCGTTCGCAAAATCCTCTGACATTGCATCTACTTTGACGATAATGTTCGGCATATATTGTCCGCTCATAAAGGATTTCTTTGTTGCATTCGCCTGTTTCAAATTCGATGCAATATCTTTCAAAGCGAGTCTATAGCCTGTTCCTTTCCACGGATATTCTGGGTTCGGGTTGATTGCAAAGTGCAACACTTCGCTCGGATCATATTCCTTACTTCCGTAGATCACCTTGTATCCTGTCTGCGTTTCTTCAAAACTCGTCATGGACGGCTTCAGCGGAATCAACTCATCAATGTATCCATCCCTCATCACTGGGAGGACAACCGCATTCCCGTCACCCGGCAACAACATGGAATATACAATGTTGTATACCCATGCTTTTCTTGTCATCAGCGAATATGGATTGATATCTATCTTCCGTGATAATTCATTTTTAATGCGCACATCTCCATGAGGTCCATTCTCCATTAAATGGATCGTCATTCCGGAAACCAGATCGGCAATTTTCTGACACGCTGCCCGAATTTCCGGGTTCTGCGCCAGTGTTGTATACCCTGATGGCAATAAAAAATCAGAGAACGTAGCTCCCTGATACACAAATACTTTATTCTGTGGTTCTGATCTAATGCTTTTCTGCTTCTTTTTCTTCGCCATTTCTTTCTCCTATTCTCTCTTTAACCATTTGTTCGCTGCATTTCCAAGTGCCATATCCGCCAGCATCTGGCAACATGAAAAGACTCCTGCATCAAACAAGTCAATTCGTCTTACACCGCCGTCTCCGTCTACTTTTTCGTACTGAATCATGTCATCCACTTTTTCAATCGCCCGCACATTCTGTACGCAGTACTCGAAAGCATCCGAATGTAGATAATAGAATTTCTTATTCTTTACTTTTACCTCGATATGCCGGAATCCCTCAGACTTCACGTAAAAATACTGTGGCTGATCTTGAATCTTAAATCCAGATTTTTTCATTTTTAAGAAAAACTCTCGTCCGAATTTCTTGTCGAATCCAACAATTTTTATTTTGAATCCCATCTTTTTCATGGAGATGAACCAATTCACAATGTCATCTGGGAGCACTGTAGCTGTATTACTCATCGTCAACCATCCGTCTTCTTCCCATCCAAATAGTGGGATACCATCTTCATCGCCTTTTTTAATTGCCGCTGCCCTCGGGAAAAATGCGTGTGTGATGCAGATGTCGACATCTTTGTATGTTCCGTAGATTGCTCCAGCAGTCAAATCATGAAGTTTTGATAAGTCAGCGCCGCCATACCATGTGATCGGCAGTTTTGCCAGCTCTTCCAACGACCAGTTATATTCATCGTCAGATGATCTGAATTCGTTGATGTCAAAATAAGCATTTAAAGCATTCGTAAAGATGTTCAGTGTTTTGTTTAAATACTCTGCTCTCAGCTGCGGCTCATTCATTGCCTGCGCTGCATCATCCATAAGGTCTTCTATTGTAACAGTGACTCCGATTGACGGCGTGCACATCTGCAATACTTCCGGATCATCCAATGTCGTGATCTCGCCTTTGCTGTTTAAAACATTGCCTTCTTTGTCCTGATCTGCTTTGCAAATAAAAATAAAATAGGAGTCATACGCCTTTTCTGTATTTGTTCCATCCAAAACTCCATGTAACGTATTTAACCTATTTGCTAAAAAACCATCTGGAATATCACCAGCCGTAGAAATACCAATCAAAAGTTTGTTCCGATACGCTTTCATAGCATTTTTCATCAGTATATATTTCTTTGCCGCTGCTCTCTTCCAGGAATGCAGCTCGTCAAGAATCAGGCAGTTACAGTTCAGAGAGTCCAATTTGTCCTCTTGGTTGGCAATCGCATACATTTCTGCGGTACCATCTCCGAAATCAATACTAATGGAATGCTCTTGGTTATTGTTTCGGATTCTTAGCTTATCAACATCTCCACGCAAGGCTTCAACGTTATCCACCAAAAATCCAAAACTTTCCATTGTCTGTTTTACGGAATTGGCTACAATATATGTCTTTGCACCGGAACATCTATCCAAAATACTCTTTGCTTCAGCAAGCGCAGCACTAAAGGATGTTTTTCCCTGTTTTCTTGGTAAAAAAATAAGCGCTTCGTTAAAACGCCTAATGTCTGTGCCTTTCCGGAAGAATCCAAACAGATTCACACATACAAATTTCTGCCAATCCGTCAATAACATTGGAGTACCTTTAAAGCTCACTCCATTCTTATCCTCACCTTGTACGTGGTGGATGGTCCCCTCAATTAGATCAATCACAAAATCAAATTGATCGCTACGAAAATCCAGATCGTCACGCTCCAAATCTTCCAGAAATCTTTTGCACGCAAGTACTCTGTCTATATTTACCAGGACTTTCCTACTTACGATATCTTCCGCATAACGCACAGCCGTATCGAAATGCGGACTGTTAATATGGGATAAGTCCATTTACTTTCCCTGCTGTTTTTCCAGTAATAATGCAAATGCAGATTTCTCTTTTTTCGGCTGTTCAATTTCTGCATTGTACGTTTTTGCATTTAGCATCAGTCTGTCAGAATACGTTCCGATGTCTTTCCGTAGATTTTCGAGACTCACGAGAATAGGGCTTTTTTTACCCCCGCTTTTCTCCGTTTCCAAAATCACTTCATATCCGGAATCTTCGAACTGCTTACTTAAGACATTATACTGATAGATCATGTCTGCGTAGATCTCAATCACCTGTTTATACTGCACTTTATAGGTTCCCAGTTCTTTCATGTACTTGACTGTCCTGTCAATAATTGTTTGCTTCTGTGGTATATATCTTGCCATCTATTCTCACTTCCTGTCCTGCCGGAAAATTTATTTTCACAGATCCGCTCTATTGGAAAGAGTCCTCTCTCCCGATTCTCCTGAGACATTTTTAATTCTCAAAAGGGAGGGGGGATACCTTGATCTCGCTCAACTTCAAGCTTATTCCTTCTTTTTCTTTCATCAATTCCGATGTATAAATCGCAGATTCTTTTCTTTTCGTAACGATTTTTATAAAAATCTCTCCAAGTGGGGTTGATGTCACACTCCATTTATCATTAGCACCAACACCGATATCGACACACTTCTTTACTGCATCCCCCAATATCTCAGTTACTTCCGAGACGCTTCTATCTACTCGTCCACTCCACTCAAGTTCGTACATCTTGATTTCTTCCATGCTTCAAACTCCCTTCTTCTTTTCCTCTGCCAGTACAATCCAGCAGCTGTGACCTTACCTGTCTTCCTGTCGTGCATCCTGTCATGTTGTGCGGTGGACATGCCGATAAGATTCCAGTCCACAAGTGCAAGCTCTAGATACTCTTCCAGAGGATAGATATGGTGTACTGTCGTAGCTTCTGCGTATTTACCGTATCTCTTAGATTCTTGACATTGATAGTTATCACGCCTTAATATGTTTTCTCTTTTCTTTTTCCACTTTCGGCTTTCGTAAAACTTTCCCATGCTTCCTCCCTTTGATCAGTTTTCCACAGTCTTTGCGTCTCCATGTGTGCTCTGTGATAAAGCTGCCATCATTCTGTC